GACCAGTGGGTTGATGAGGGTAATGGTTTTCTAAAGGAGGTGGGAGCATGACCCTCGCTGTAACTCACTGCCCAGACTGTAAGAAAAAACTACAGGCTAAAGACTCAAGACCACACACAATCTATGGGTTTCCAACAGTCAAAAGAAGGAGAGTGTGTCCGTCTTGTGACTTCAGAATATCAACAATAGAATTGCCAATCACAATTGGTAACGATGTTTTTTTAGAAGAGGAGGAATAACAAATGGCAATAGCACTGATCGGCTTCATAGCTGGAACAATAATAGTCGCAATGATTATGTAATTAAAAAGGAATAAATTAATGATACTTAAATCTTGGAAATTTAAAGGCTTTGAAGAAAAACAAGATATGCCAAAGTGGGTGCAGGATAACTCTAGCAAAAGACTGGGAAGTCCAAACCTATTTGTACATACTCAAGCTGGTGAAACCCCAGTGCAAAAAGGTGAACACATTGCAATCTCCCTCAGAGGTCACATAACCATTCACGATGATAAACCAGATAATATCATCTTCCTCACAAAAGAAATACTCGCAGGGATCGCATTCGCAGTGGCTGTTGTCGTTGGAGTTGTTATAATGCTCGCAATGTGATAAGCATCCCAAACATACTGTCTCGATAACTAGACCCACTCAGGTGGGTCTTTCTTTTTTGTGCATTCTGCATTACATTAATAAAAACACAGCTTACCACTGCAAGAAAGGTTAGAGATGGCAAAGAAAAAAAATCCAGTCGGTAGACCCAAGTTCGAGATCACTGAAGAGGTTCTTGAGAAGACAGAACTCCTTATGGCAAAGGGTTTAACGAAGGAACAATGTGCTGGGATGCTAGGCATTCATACATCTACTTTCATGCTTCATCAGTCAGAAAATTCGGAATTTTCGGAAGCTATAAAAAGAGGACAGGCTCTTGGCATTGATGCCGTGACCAATGCTCTGTTCGAGAATGCCACTGTGGAGCGTGATAATACTGCAATTATTTTCTTTCTGAAGAACAGAGCAGGGTGGGTGGATAAGCAAGAAGTCACAGCAACCGTGGAAACAAACCACGTTATTGATTTAACAAGGATACCTGATGAACAGCTCAAATCTATTGAAGCAGCATTTAGCAGGGCTGACGCTGGAGAAAGTGAAAGCGGAGCAATACCGCAGATCATTGGCAGCATTCACAGCAGCTAGTTGGAATACAATCGAGCCTGGTGTGCCGTTCCTAAACAACTGGCACATAGACGCAATAAATGAGCACCTCCAAGCTGTGATTGAGGGTGATATCAAACGCCTGATCATCAATATACCTCCACGGCACATGAAAAGCCTTTCCACTGCTGTTATACTTCCAGCATGGGCTTGGACACGGAATGCAAATATGAAATTCATGTATGCAAGCTACGCAGCCTCACTGTCGATCAGGGATAGCACTAAGTGCCGTAGGTTGATCGAGAGCCCGTGGTATCAGGCTCACTTCCCAGATATTAAATTGACTGATGACCAGAATCAGAAGTCAAGATTTGAAAATACGAGTTCAGGCTATCGCTTGGCTACATCAGTCGGTGGTGCAGCCACAGGGGATGGTGGTGACATAGTGCTAATTGACGATCCTGCCAGTTCTTCTGATGCTCAGTCTTCAGCCATGAGAACCTCTGTCATGGAGTGGTGGGATCAGACAATGCAGACACGTTTGAACGATCCAAAGACTGGTGCATTTATTATCATTGCCCAGAGGCTCCACGAGCAAGACCTATGTGGTCATATACTCTCACAAGAGCTAGGAAACGAATGGGATCACCTTATGTTGCCAGCTCGCTACGAAATAGGTCACCCTACGCCAGTCAGGTCATCTCTAGGCTTTACAGATCCACGCACCAAGGAAGGTGACCTCCTCTGGCCTGATCGTATGGATGAAAAGACAGTCTCCAACCTAGAACAGTCTCTGGGCTCGTATGCAGCTGCTGGTCAGCTACAACAGCGTCCATCTCCAAAGGGTGGTGGTATCCTCAAGGCTGAGTGGTGGGTTCCTTGGGAAAGTGATGACCTACCAGATATTGAGTACGTCCTACAGTCGTATGACACTGCATTCAGTACCAAGGAGACTGCTGACTACTCAGCTCGCACAACTTGGGGTGTCTTCAAGATGAATGGTCAGATGAACGCCATAGTTCTCGAAATGTGGTATGATCGAGTGAGCTATCCTGATCTCAGGAAGATGGCTCAAGACTCATATGAGGAATGGCAACCTGACACAATCCTGATCGAGAAACGAGCGTCAGGTCAGTCGCTGCTCCAAGATTTACGTCAGTCTGGATTGCCTGTACTGGCTTACAATCCTGATCGAGACAAGCAAGCACGAGCTCACGCATCTTCTGCACTTTTGGAAGACGGAAGAATTTTCTTTCCAAAAAACAAAAAGTGGGCTAAAACTTTGATTGACACCTGTGCTCAGTTTCCAAAAGGTCACGATGACTTGGTGGATACTTGCACTCAGGCATGGCTGAGATTAAGAAAAGGGTGGTTTGTTACTCACTCAAATGATTTTGATGAAGACGATTACGAAGAGAAAAGAAGGATAACTCTGTATGGCTAGAGAACCAGTTTCAATTCAACAATCCATAGCTCCATTTGCAGAGACAGCTCCTGCTGATGAATTGCAAGTTGAAGAGATTGGAGATGACGTTCTCATAGGAGATCCAGAGCTAGACAATGTTGAGGATATCGACAGCACATTTGACGCAAACCTTGCGGAAGATATGTCTGACAAAGAACTGAATACTTCAGCATCAGAACTTATTTCATATTACAACAATGACCGTGAGGCTCGATCTGAGTGGGAAGATCGCTACAAGAAGGGGCTCAAGACTTTAGATCCTGACGGTGGCATGGAAGAATCTGAGGATGAACGTGCCTCTCGTGGTCTATCGATAGTTGTGCATCCAATGATCGCAGAAGCTGCAACCCAGTTCAATGCGAGAGCTATTGCAGAACTCTATCCGTCAGGTGGTCCAGTTAAGACTGTGATTATCGGTGACCCAAATGAAGAGCTTGAGGAACAGGCTCGCAGAGTTCGTGAATACATGAACTACCAGATCACGCAGGAAATGCCTGAGTATTTCCCTGATCTCGATCAGATGCTCTTTCACCTGCCACTGGTAGGTCAGACTTTCAAGAAGGTCTGGTGGGATAGCACGATGGATCGCCAGTGCTCGCAGTTTGTAAAGGCTGAAGACTTTGTCGTGGCTCCAGAGAGTAAAGACCTCTACACCTCGCCTCGATATACTCACGTTATCCGCATTCCAAAGAACGACTACAATCGATACGTCCAGTCAGGTTACTATCTGCCAACTGACGATAAGGGTGGTGATATTGATCCGTCTGGTGACACGATTGGTGAGATCGAGGGTGTAGATCAATACGGTGATGATTCTCAAGATGAAGTAATGACACTGCTTGAGATGCACGTTTATCACAACTTCGAGGATGAAATTGACGATGACGATGATAATGCTGTCGGCATTCCATACGTTGTCACTGTCGATTACGATAATGAAAGTATTGTCAGCATACGCAGAAACTGGCGTGAAGAAGACGATATGAAGAAACGGAGGGATTGGTTTGTCTCTTACAAGTTCTTGCCTGGTTTGGGCTTTTATGGCTTTGGCTTATATCATCTTATTGGTGGACTGGGTAAGGCAGCAACTGGATCGTTACGAGCTCTCTTAGATTCCGCTGCATTCAGTAATATGCAGGGTGGCTTTAAGTTACGAGGTCGAGTTTCAGGTGGTGAGGTTCAGGTAAATCCAGGCGAGTTCGTTGACCTCGATGCCACTGTTGATGATGTTAATAAGGCGATTATGCCACTTCCGTTTAAGGAACCAAGTGGTGCATTGTTTAATCTGCTTGGATTTATTGTAGATGCAGGACAGAGATTTGCCAGCACTGCTGATTTGAATGTTGGGGACGTAAATCCAAATGCACCTGTTGGCTCCACAGTCGCACTTATTGAGCAGGGTTCAAAAGCCTTCTCAGCGATTCACAAGCGGTTGCATTATGCACAGGGACAAGAGTTCAAGCTGATAGCTGGTCTTAATGCTGAGAACTTGCCTGAACAGTTTACGTTTTCGTTGATAGGCAGTAGCTCTGAAATAATGGCAGCTGACTTCAATGATCGCATTGATATCCTCCCAGTCAGTGACCCCAACATCTTTAGTTCTGCCCAACGCATTGCACAGGCTCAAGCTATCTTGCAGATGGCTCAGTCAGCTCCTGAAATGCATGATATGTACGCAGCCTACAAACGTATGTATGAGGCGATTAGAATACCGAATATTGATGAGATCCTGAAGAAGCCAGAAGATGCTCCAAGGATGGACCCAATCGATGAGAACATGGCAATCATGTATGGCAAGCCAATTCGAGCATTTATCGAGCAGGAGCACGAGGCTCACATTGCTGTCCATATGCAGTTTATTAAAGATCCGTCACTGGCAGGTAATGCAGGTGCTGCAGCCATGCAACCGATATTGATTGCCCACATAGCAGAGCACGTTGCGTTGCTGTATAGGGCAAGAATGGAGGCAAGTGTCGGTGTGCCACTTCCACCAGTTCCAGACTTTGGCAATAAGGATTACAAGGTTGCGGATATCAATCCAGAGCTTGATCGCCTAATTAGTCAACGTGCTGCTCAAGTGGTTCAGGAAGCTCCACAGATGAAAGAGATTGCAGCGATACAAGCTCAAGGTCAGCAGGGACAACAGGCTAACCCACTGCAATATGCACAGCAACTTGCCCAGTTAGAGGCAGAGGCTCTGAAGCTAAGAACTCAGTCACAGATACAGGCAGACCAAGCCAAGGCGAAGTCTTCCATTGAGATCAAACAGGCTGAAGCACGACAGGACATGGAGATCGATGCAGCGAAAGCTCAAGCAGATTTACAAGCTAAAGTATTAAAGCTAGAGGCTGAGTTGCAGTTAGAGCGAGAGAAGAATCAAGCCAAAATACAAATGGAAGCAATGAAAGATGGATGAGCTTTTAGCATCTATAAGACCTATTAATCCATCTACCTTTGGCGGTTTACCACAAGAAAACCAACAA